AACTCAAACAATAACAGGAACGGTAGTAGTAGTTTAATGTCAAAGATAGAAGTAAATGAAATAGATGCACAATCAGGTACTACGATTACCGTAGGATCAGCATGTAAATCAGTTGCTGTTCCAGGTAATGTTGTAAAAACAAATGCTGTACAAGCTTCTGATGCTGGAAATATTATAAGTCAGTCTGGCACTACAATTACAATTGGTGCTTCAGGCGATACAGTATCTCTAGCTAGTGGAGCAAGTCAGTCAGGTTTTGGTAGATCAGGAACTGTTGATTGGCAAACAGGATCAATTAAAACATCTACATTTACAGCAGTTAGTGGACAAGGCTTTTTTGCAGATACATCTTCAGGTGCATTTACGATGAACTTACCAGCAGGAACTGCTGGAGCAATAGTTTCTGTAGCAGACTATACAAACACTTTTCAAACAAATAATTTAACGATAGCACCAAATGGTTCTCAAAAAATAGGTGGAGTTGCAGCACCAATAGCTTTAAGCACAGAGGGTCAATCAGTAACTTTTGTTTATGTGGACGACACTGAAGGTTGGAAAAACGTTCAAGATTCAACTTCTAATGTAACAGGTAATCCTTTTTTACAAGCATCTGGTGGAACAGAATCAACCTGTGGTAATTGTAGAATTCATGTATTTACAGGGCCAGGCACATTTACAGTAGCAGCTGCTTCAGTTAATTGTGCTTCAGAAAACATAGTTTCTTATTTAGTAGTTGGAGGTGGTGGTAGTGGTGGTGGAGGTGGTGGCGGTGGAGCCGGAGGATTTAGAGAAGTAAAAAATCCTATAACTCCATATACAGCTAGTCCTTTAGATGGTTATCCTAATTCACCAAACAGAATAACAGTAACAGCACAAGCTTATCCAATAACAGTTGGTGGTGGAGGATCTCCCTCAACTTTTTCAACAATTACATCAACAGCAGGTGGAAGTGGTGGTCACTATGTTTCTAATAATGGAGCTGGTAATCCCGGTGGATCAGGTGGTGGTGGAGTAGGAACTCCAGGAGCACCTGGAGCAGCAGCTGGTTCAGGAAATACTCCTCCTACAAGTCCTGCTCAAGGAACGAATGGTGGAGCTGGTAATGGAATGCCCAATTATAGAGCTGGTGGCGGTGGCGGAGCTAGCGCTTCAGGTGGAACTTCTCCAGCAACTTCTCAGTCGGGTAATGGTGGTAATGGAGTTTCAACTTCAATAACGGGATCTTCAGTTACAAGAGCTGGTGGTGGAGGTGGTTCAAATCAAAATACTGCGATTCAATCAAGTAATGCAGGAACTGGTGGATCAGGTGGTGGAGGAGGTGGCGCAGCAACTGGTGGGCCATCACCATTAAATAGACCCACTGGTGTAGCAGGAACTGTTAATACAGGTGGAGGCGGTGGTGGAGGTTTTTGTGTTTCTTCTGCTGGTGGAGGTTCAGGTATAGTAGTGATAAGGTATAAATTTAAATAATTATGACAAGTACAATTAAAGTAAATACAATACAAAATGCATGTGGAGCAGACATCATAAAAGAGTCTAGCAACACGATAACTATTGGTGCAAGTGGTGATACAGTTACACTAGCATCAGGCGCATCACAATCAGGTTTTGGTAGAACAGGAACTGTAGACTGGCAAACAACTATTAAAACAGGAGATTTTACAGCAGTATCTGGAGAGGGTTATTTTGTAGACACAACTTCCGGAGAAATTGATGTAACATTACCAGCATCACCTTCAGCAGGTGATATCGTTGCTGTTTCTGATTATGCCCAAACTGCACAGACTAATAACATTATAATAGCAAGAAACTCATCAAACATTGAAGGAAGTGCTTCTGATTTAACTATAACAAATGATGGTCTTGCAATAACACTTGTTTATGCTGATGCAACAAAGGGTTGGAAAGTGGTTTATGCTGGAGCAGAATCAGATAAAGATCCAGCTCCAGAATTTGTAGCAGCAAGTGGTGGAAATACTGAAGCTACTTGTGGTAATTTTAAAATTCATACGTTCACAGGTCCTGGAACTTTTACAGTTAGTAAGGCAGGTAATGCTCAAGGATCAAATACAGTTTCTTATTTAGTAGTCGCAGGTGGTGGTGGCGGTGGTGATGGCCGAGGTGGCGGTGGTGGTGCCGGTGGCTATAGAGAAGGGTTAGGTTTAAATGATTCATATACAGGATCTCCATTAAGAGCAGCTACAGGTGTTCCAGTTACAGCAACAGGTTTTCCAATTGTAGTTGGTGCTGGTGGAGCAGGATCAACATCTCCAGATAATGATGGTAATTCTGGAAGCAGTTCAAGTTTTTCAACAATTACATCAGCAGGTGGTGGTAAAGGCGGTGCAGTTAATCCAAGTGCTTCTGTTAAAGTAGGGGGACCAGGAGGTTCTGGTGGAGGAGCAGGTGGAACTTTTGCAGCTCCTAGCGCTCAACCAGGAGGAACAGGAAATACACCTCCAGTAAGTCCACCACAAGGAAATGCTGGTGGTAATGGAGTAAATAATGGACCACCAACTGTTCCAGGATCAAGTTCACATGGAGCAACAGGTGGAGGAGCTGGAGGAGCAGGATCACCTGCAACAGGAACTCCTGCACCAGGTTCAGGTGGAGTTGGAGTTTCAACTAGTATTACAGGAAGTTCAGTATCCTACGCTGGTGGTGGAGGTGGAGCATCTGATTGTGGATCTACTGGAGGAAGTCCTTGTGGAACAGGTGGTGATGGACAAACAAGTGGTAGCCCTGCTAAAAATGGAACTACCAATAGAGGTGGCGGTGGTGGTGGAGTAAAAGTTAATGTAGATGGTGGATCTGGTGGTTCAGGTATAGTAGTAATAAGGTATAAGTTTCAATAGGTAAATTATGAGTGAAGTAAAAGTAAATAAAATAACACCGAGAACAGATTGTGGAACTACACAGTTAGGAGATAGTGGAGACACAGTTACAGTTACAGGTGATTTAAGATCAGACAGTTTAAAAGCGGCTGATGGTGGAGTAATTATTAGTCAGTCAGGAACTACAATAACTCTAGGAGCATCAGGAGATACAGTATCACTTGCAAGTGGGGCAAGTCAGTCAGGATTTGGAAGAGCAGGTTCAGTTGATTGGCAAACAGGATCTATTAAAACAGCATCCAGTTTTACTGCAGCAAGCGGTGAGGGTTATTTTGTAGATACATCTAGTAATGCTATCACAGCAAATTTACCTGCAGGATCACCTGGAGCAATAGTTGCTTTTTCTGATTATGCAAGAAACTTTGGAACAAATGCTTTAACAATTTCACCAAACGGATCAGAAAAAATAGGGGGAATAGCTGCTACTACACCTTTATCTGTTAATGGACAAGCTTTAACTTTAGTTTATGTAGATGGCACAAAAGGTTGGATAAATGTTCAAAACGCAGAGGATACAGAAACTGGTTTAAATCCATTTATAATAGCTAGTGGTGGAACAGAAATTACTAGTGGAGATTTTAAAACACATATTTTTACAGGCCCAGGCACTTTTGCTGTTTGTACCGCTGGAACACCTAGTGGTTCAAATGGAGTAGAATATTTGGTTGTTGCAGGTGGTGGAGCAGGAACTGCAAATTGTGCAGGTGGTTCTGGAGGTGCCGGAGGAATGAGATTAAGAACAGTTTGCGGTTCAGCAAGCCCATTAAATAATCCTGCACCATTAGCAGTTACAGTTGGATCATTTCCTATAACTGTTGGAGCTGGTGGAGCTGGAGTTGCGGGACCTCCTGGAGCAAGTGGTAACAGAGGAAATTCTGGAAACCCATCTATTTTTTCAAGTATAACATCAGCAGGTGGTGGAGCTGGAGGAACTCATCCTACTGCACCTACTCCATCAGTAGGAGTAAGTGGAGGATCCGGTGGAGGAAATGCTCACTCTAATAGCTCACCCGCAGGAACAGGTAATACTCCTCCTACAAGTCCACCTCAAGGACAACCAGGTTCACCTTCAGTGCCACAAGGAGACGATAGAGGCGGCGGTGGTGGTGGAGCAGTTGATGCTGCTACTACACCTAGCGGATCTACAGGGGCACACGGTGGTGACGGTACATATATTCCAACAACTTTTATTGGTCCAACAGCACCTTCTTATGGTGAAGCTGGTCCACAAGGAAGATTTTTTGCTGGCGGTGGTGGTGGAAGTGTAAGATCTAGTCCAGCTAATCCGGTAGGAAGTGGTGGTCTAGGTGGTGGAGCTGATGGTATAACAGGTCCAGGACCCAATGGTAATAATGGTTCTACTAATATGGGTGGCGGTGGAAGTGGAGCAGCGTCTCCTGCACCCGCTACTAGAACAGGTGGAAGTGGCGGTTCAGGAATAGTAATGATAAGGTATAAATTTCAATAGTTGAACGATAATTAAAATTAATATATAAGGAGAAACATTATGGCACATTTTGCAAAACTAGGAGCTAATAGTAAAATCATTCAAGTATTAACACTTGATAACAAAGACATGTTAAATGCTGATGGTGTTGAAGACGAAACAGTAGGTCAACAATATTTAGAAACACACAATAATTGGCCTGCACAAATGTGGATACAAACTTCATACAATACATCTGCTAATACACATAGATTAGGTGGCACACCTTTTAGAGGTAATTACGCAGGTATTGGTTATGAGTGGGACGAGGATAATCAAATCTTTTGGCCTAAAAAACCATA